GCAATCGGTGTAGGTGCAATCGGAGCAATCGGGTTAGCGTTGTATGCTGGAAAAAAAGCGTATGATGAACATCAACTTTCTGGCGCTAGATGGGGAACGAAAGTAACTGAGTCGCAAGATAAGGTAATCGGTAAGTCTAGTGAATTACGTGAAAAAGGCGTTCAGTATATGAACGAGTACCAAGACGGCGTCAATACCAATGCTGAAAAAATCAAAAAGGCAAATAAAGATATTCAGGACGCGATCGAAGGAACGCTGGAAAAAGAAGAAAAACGTCGTGAGAAAATTACTAAATTAAGCTTTTTGGATGAAGAAACAAAAGCTTGGTATGAGCAAGTTATTGCTGCACAGAAAAAAGTTGATGAGAAAACAGCCGAAACGGTTAAAGCGCAAATTGATAAGATTAACGGAATATACAAAAATGCTTCTGATAATAATCGACAATTATCTGATCAAGAAATGCAGTATATTAGATCGTCATACGCTAACTTATCTGATGATCAATTAAAAGCAGCTGGTTTTACTAAGTCGCAGCGCTTGGCAATCGAAACAGCTTATCAGGATGATTTGTCGAAACTCAGCAAGAAGGAAATTAATACTCGAATCAGTAGCATTGAAGAATCATTAGATAAAGAGAAATCATCTTACGAAAAACAGCGGAAAGAAATTGAAAGCAATGAGTCTCTAAGTTATACCATAAGGGCACAGTTGTTAGAAAATCTAGAAAAAAACTACAAAGAAAAAACAGGTAATATGATTACGGCATTGGCGAACCTGCAGGAACAAGAAGGGACACAGGTTCATGAGATTGCTGGTATTTGGGAAAAGTATGGCTTCACAGTTGAAGAAGTATCTGCCTTAGTTGCAAGTAGTGTTAAAGATACATCAAAAGACCTTAGCCTTTTCGCAAAAGGAACTTCCGATGCCGATATGCAATGGAACGCTTTAAGTCTTGATCCTAAGACTGGTGAAGTTAAAACAAACATGACTGATGTTTTAACTGAAATCGCTCAGACTGATGAGGGCTGGAATCAGCTCAAATTCATGGTTAAGGAAGCTAAACTAACTTCTAACGCCAAAGAAGAAGTCGCAATTGCTATGGGGGAAGTTGGAAAATGGGATCAACTATGGCCAACTGAAAAACTACTACTTTGTGATGGCGATGAAGCTAAAGTTGAACTTTACGACGGTATTAATGCCATGGGCGCGTGGGACCAATATGTTTTAGATCGTAAATTATTAGGAATCGATAATGCGGATGCTGTTTATAATCTTTTAACAACTCAGGAACAGATGAATCAGTGGAATGCTCTACCAGTAAATCAGAAAAAGTTATTAGCTGACAATACAGACTTAACAGAAAAAATATTTTCTTCGAATGAGTCCTACGCAGCATGGACTCAAGTTCCAGACAACATTAAATATATGCTAGCAAACGATGAAGATCTAAAGACTAAAATACAAGATGGAACTTTAAGCGTGGATCAGTATAATCAAGTGCTACCTCTGTTGAAACAAATGTTTGGAGAAAACTATGATGTTCTTGCGAAAGGTAAACAAGCTAAAGACGACATAGATGATTATAACAAAAATCATAATCCTGCAAGTAAAAGTCTTAATGCTGATAATTCTGATCTACTAGCTAAAGAAAAATTAGCTCGCGAAAAACTTACCGGACCCGGTGGATACAACGGTATTGAAATACCTGAAAAGAAATTAAAAGCCAACGACAATGTGACGCCTAATGTAAAAAAAGCTGTTGAATCTTATCAAGAAGTATCTCGACTACAGGATAAGACTATTAGCTTTAAGTTCACTGCGTTTCTTGACAGTACTTGGGATAAAATTAAGAAACTAATTGAAAGCACTGATACATCGAAAATAAAGCATGGCTATGCGAATGGTACCAATTACCACAAAGGCGGACTTGCTCTAGTTAACGATCAAACAGGAGCGAGGTACAAAGAGCTTGTCAAACTTCCAAACGGTCACGCGTTTATTCCACAAGAACGAAATACATTGCTTGATTTACCACGTGGTTCAGCTGTTTTAAAGGCTTCTCAAACAGCAAAACTATTTCCTCGTTACGCTGAAGGAATTGGAGCGGTAGAAGTAGGAAATCCACAAATCGCTGAATTGATTCGAGTAATCAATGAGCTGATTTTAACGTTTAAAACTATGCAACCACAAACCACTGATTCCGATACAGTGGGAACGATGACTGAGAAATCGGTTGTACCTGGTGTGCAAGGATCCGCAAGTGTATCTGCAATGACGCCAGACCAATTGATTGCACAAGGCGAACAGTACATCACAATTGGCTCAATGTGGATGACTAATCTCATGAACGGCTGGAATTCAATTGTCCCGCAGTACATGGCAAGCGAAACACTATTTATTTCGGACTATCTAACGCAATTGAGTAACCAAAACAATCCGAATTATTTGCAGGGTGTCACTTGGAATAGAAACTTGATGAATGGTTGGAACAGTTTAACAGGAACATTTATCAATCTAATCAAAACATTCTGTAACCAAGCGATGACAACTCTTCGGAGTTACAATACGCCTATGTACAACAATGGTCGTGCATGGCAACAGAACAATTTAAATGGTTGGAATTCGTTATATGGTTCATTTATTGCCAGAGTGAATCAATTGGGTAATGATTCTATCAATAACTTGCGTTCTAAAAATGGTGGTTTCTATAACGCTGGGCGCTTCTTGATGCAATCGCTAATTAACGGCCTAAATTCAATGGGGGGCTCTCTCTCAGCAACCATGAACGGTGTCGCAAACAAAATGGTTGGTGGTATTGGTAAAGGTGTTAATGGTGTTATCGGTGGAGTGAATTATGTACTGAAAGAAGTCGAATCTGACAAGAAACTTGGCAACTGGACTGTTCCACAATACGCAAAAGGGACAGACGGCCACCCCGGTGGTTTAGCACTAATCAACGACCAAAAGGGCCCTGTACACGAAGAATACGTACAAATGCCAGACGGTCGTGGGTTTATTGCTAAAGGGAAAGATTTGTTAGTAAATCTCCCAAAAGGCGCGCAGGTATTGAATGCTTCATTAACTAAAAAATTGAAGAATAGACTCGATATTCCGCACTATGCAAATGGGACGGATGATTTTGATATATTTGATTTGATTGATGATGAAGGTGTTTTTAAGAAGTTAGTTGATAAGAGAATCGATTACAATAGTATCCTAGAACCGTGGAAGAACATGACAAAAGCTGGCGTTAAATTAATGACTAGCGCCGCTTATCCATTCGTGCAGAAGGAAATAGAAGAGAACTTCTCAACCGGTGAATTTGATGGTTCTATTTTCCAAGGAGAAGGGAATTTCAACGGTGTTTATGCGTATCTCGTGGATGTAGCCAAAAAGGTTATGGCTAAATTCCCTGGATTGTATCCGACTTCCGGTTATCGCCCGGGAGATGTTTATCATCACGGAAAACATCAGGCGATTGATATTTCTGGTTATCCGGTTGGCAGTCCTAGATATACAGCAGCTGCTAATTATGCGTTTGAGAAATTTCCTCGCGATGTCGGGTATGTAATTACCAACGGCCGAGTGCGTGATAGAATTGGTTATTCCGGCACAGGTATTCATGACGGTTGGGCAACGTGGCCAGATGGCGACCATTTTGACCACGTGCACATTTCTGGTTCAAAAGGTGCGGGGGATATTTATTCAGGTGGTTCAAATTCTTCTGGTAAGAATCCAAAACCTACGGGGAGTCATCAAAATTGGATGAAACAAGCGGGGTTTAGTCCATCGGAATATGCAGCAATCGATTATATTGTTAATCATGAATCGAGCTGGAACCCACAAGCTGTAAACCCTTCAAGCGGTGCATACGGGTTACCCCAATCGTTACCAGCGAGCAAACTAGCTTCTGCTGGGTCCGACTGGCGGACTAATCCAATCACGCAATTGAAATGGATGCGCAATTACGTGAATGAGCGTTATGGCGGAGCGAATGGTGCACTGGCTTTTTGGAAGAGGAATCATTGGTATGCTAACGGCGGGCTAATCAACAAGGATGGATTATACAGAGCTGGCGAAGGAAACAAACCAGAAATGGTTATTCCACTAACCCGTAAATCGAGAGCAATCGAATTGATGGGTCAAGCATTGGCATTCATGGCTGGGGATAAACAGCCTAACTCTCAATCGACTTCTTCTGATAACACTGCGGAGTTAGTAACATTAATTAAACAACAACAACGGCAGCACAGTGAACTGATGCGGATATTAAAAGCTATCTTATCAAAAGATAACGGTATCACTACTGATGCGGTTGGAAAAGCTGCTAATGATTTCTTAGGCGGAGATTTGAGCAAATTAGGGTATACAACAGGAGGTGCTTTCTAATTGTTTTACAAATTGCTTTTTAACCAAAATGGTAGATTGTTTGATCCGCAAGAAAATGGAAAGATAATCTGCAAAGAAATAAAAAGACAAGCGCCTATCTACGAAGTGAAATATGAAGATTTCGAGGGGACGAACGGAAGTAGAGAAGTCAATGCTTCTT